CCCAAATTAACCAACTGGTGCAGGGCAATGCGGCGCGAGTAGCGTCTGTTCCAGCTCCTGTTGGCGGCTGGAATGCCCGCGACAGCATTGCCAACATGGAGCCGCTGGATGCGGTTCAACTGATTAATTTCTTCCCGACAGTCAGTAACTGCGTGCTGCGAGGTGGTTCGACGAATTGGGCTACCGGCATGACCGGCCAGGTGCAGACGATCATGGTCTACAACGGCGGGTCCAGCAGCAAGATGTTTGCCGCGGTCGGGACTCCTGATCTTAAATTCTACGATGCCAGCACCGCAGGTGCTGCAACTGCAACCACCGTTACCGGCCTGACCAACGCAATTTGGGAATACATCAACATCACGACGACCGGCGGCACTTATTTGTATGCGGTGAATGGCGTGGACAAGCCGCGGTTGTACGATGGCACAACATGGACCGCCATTGATGCTGCTTCAACGCCAGCTATTACCGGCGTAACGACAACAACGTTATCAAATGTGACGCTGTTTAAGAATCGCCTCTGGTTTATTCAGAAAGACACGCTCAAGGCGTGGTACCTGCCGACCAGCGCAGTCGGCGGCGCCGCGCAGGTTTTGGATCTGTCAGCTATTGCCAAATTTGGCGGGCATCTTGTGGATCTGGATACCTGGACTATCGACGCAGGCTATGGCGTTGACGACAACCTTGTTTTCGTCACCAGCAACGGCGAGGTGATTGTTTATCGAGGCACCGATCCTGCCAGTGATGCTACCTGGGCGCTCACCGGAGTTTGGAAGCTAGGATCGCCAATCGGCAACCGAGCCATGCTGAAGTGGGGCGGCGACCTGCTGATCTTAACTTATGACGGTCTGATGCCGATGGCTCAGAGCTTGCAATCATCCAGGCTTGATCCTCGCGTGGCGTTGTCAAACAAGATTCAAGGCGCCATTACGCAGGCCACAACGAACTACGGTGGCACGCACGCCGCAGTTGGGTGGCAGGTCTACTACAACGCTCGTCGCAATGCTGTGTGGATCAATGTGCCAATCGCAGAAGGCCAGCAAGAACAATACGTGATGAACACAATCACGACGAGTTGGTCACAGTTTCAAGGCTGGCCAGCAAATTGTTGGGAAACCTACAACGATAATCCTTATTACGGCGGCAATGGCGTTGTGGTCAGGGCGTGGGATGACACCTATGTCGATAACACATCCAATATTGCAACAAATGTTTTCCAAGCATTTAACTATTTCGACAGCCGCGGCGTAAAAAAGTATTTCACCAGGGCGCGGCCAAGTATTTTCACAAACGGATCACCGGCTATTTTTGTTGGCATCAACGTAGATTTTAACGTTGATGACACAACCGCGCCTATTTCTTCATCTGCATCTGCTGTTGGATTATGGGATGCAGGAACGTGGGATTCTGCATTGTGGGGATCTGGTTTGCAGATTACGAACAACTGGCAAGGTGTTACCGGGCTTGGTTACTGCGGATCTATCCAGCTTAAAAGCGCATCCAGCGGGCTGCAAATTGAGTGGGCATCTACTGACGTTGTTTATCAGGCAGGATGGGCAGGGATATAGTATCGGGGCCGGATGTCGGCCATTGGGTAGCAAAACGTGTTGATTATGGCTTTTTAGAAACCAGAGCCAACGCGATAGGATTAAAACGAAATGATGAGTTTATTGCAGGAGTCATTTACGAGAATTGGAATCATCAAAGCATATGGTGCCATTTCGCTATTGAAGGCCAACTGACACCTGCTTTTTTAGCGGCGATATTTGATTACCCGTATAACATTTGTCAGGTTGAAAAGATTATTTGCCCGGTTGGAAGCGATAACGAACAAAGCATTAAGGTAGTGAAGAAAATGGGATTTACCGAAGAAGGCAGAATTAAAGAAGGGCGACCACACGGCGACATTGTGTTTTACACATTGCGCCGCGATGACTGCCGGTTTTTAAATAAACGATATAGCAAAAGGATAGCAAATCATGGGTAAATCTTCACCTTCGCCACCGCCGGCGCCGGACTACGCGGGCGCAGCTCGTGAGCAGGGCGTAGCAAACGAGGCTACCGCCAGGCTGCAAGGTCGTATTAACAATCCTAACGTTAGCGGGCCGCTGGGTGGGCAGACTGTTACTTTTGGCGAAGGCGACCAGCCGACAATTACGCAAACCCTGACACCCGACGCACAATCAACTTTAGAAGCACAGCAACGCGTACAGCGATCGCTTGCCAATTTGGGCGAGCAAGGTATCGGAACGGCGCGAAGTGCTTTAGCTAATCCGTTTTCCCCAAACAGCATGGGATTGCAGACTCGTATTGATACTTCTAATCTTGCCAGAATGCCGGTCAATGCTGGAACTACAGGACAAGAAGCAATTATGGCTCGGTTGGCGCCGCAGCTTGAAAGACAAGACGCGGCAACACGGTCAAGGTTGTTAAATCAAGGTTTAGTGCCGGGCGGCGAAGCATACGAAAACGCCATGATTTCCCAAAACCAGCAAAAGAATGATCTTCTTTCGCAAGCTGCTTTACAAGGTATTGCGCTAGATACCGGCGCCAGGGCGCAGGGATTTAACGAAGCCAGCTCACAAATGGGCACTCAAAACGCCGCACAACAAGCCGAATTGCAGCGAGAAGCATTTTTACGCCAGCAGCCGCTAAACGAAATCACTGGTTTAATGTCCGGCTCGCAGATCCAAATGCCGCAGTTTCAGGGTTACTCACCGACCAGTATTGCTCCTGCTCCGTTATTTGCAGGGGCGCAGGCGCAGGGGGCAAGCGACATGGATCGGTATGGGATTCAATCGTCTAATGTTAATGCTCAGAATGCGGGGCTTTTTAACCTTCTTGGAGCGGGCGGCGCTGCTGGAATTATGAAATATTCAGATCGTCGCTTGAAGTCCAATATTGAACGAATTGGCACACATTCGCTGGGTATCGGCGTTTACGAATACAACATTTTTAATCGCAGAGAGCGCGGCGTAATGGCTGATGAAGTCGAAGCCGTAATGCCAGAAGCCGTTGTGTTGCATTCAAGTGGCTACAAAATGGTCAATTATGGGATGCTCAATTAAATGAACTCAACCTACAATTTCAATCCTGACGACAAGCGGATGCAGCTCGCCGCCATGCTGCAAGACCCGACGCAGCCTTACAAAAGGTATAGCGGGCCGATGGGCGCGCCTAAATCAGGCGGCGGCGGCATGGGATCTTTCAACGACATGATGATGAAGCGGATTATGCAGACGCAGCCCGGTGCGCCGGTTGTTGAGAAATCAACACAATACGACCCGAATTCACAGAACTTCACACCGTCTTATTAAAGGCTCAAAATGGCCGTAATCAACCCAACTCACGCTTTTAACCTGCCGGGCCCATACCAGGCAGAGCTGTCGAGAATAGCTGACCAGCAGCGCATGGCAGAGATGCTCCAGGCGCAGTCGCAAGCACCGTTAGAGCGTTACAGTTACAAAGGCATAGAGGCGCGCACGCCTGCAACGGCAGGGCTGGCAAAGCTGCTACAAGGCTTTGGCGGGGCATACTTTCAAGGGCAGGCGCGGGAGCAGGAGAAGGCTCTTGGTGAAAAGTATCGCGGAGAGCAAATGGCAGATTTGACCGCTCTTGGAACTGCTATTAACGCGCCCGCTATAGCTGGATCTGCTGAAATCCCGGCAAGGTCTGAAATACAAATGCCTTCAGAAGAATTGGGCGGTGGCCCCAGTAGGGAAGCTGCGCCTGCAATACCTGCTGTCACGGCTCGCCAAGCTGGATACATTGGGCCGGAAATGATAGCAAAAATGAAAACTACGGAAGGCGCTAATCAGGTATTAGCGTTGAGTTTGGCGCAAAGGCAGGCGCAGATAGACGCGGAAAGGCGCGCAAACGAACCTTATACGCTGGCAGAAGGCGCTGGACGTTATCAACCTATGCCCGGCGGTCAACCAGCTAAATTGATTGCTGGCGGTGTGCCTAAAACGCCATTTGCACCTATTGACGTATCAAAATTCACGCCGGCCAGTGTGCAGGCAGCGATGAATTCTGATGGCACAGTTGATAGAACTAAGCTCGTTGCTATTCCTGAACGCGCTACTGGCGATCTTGCTGTTTATAACTTATATGCTGAACAACAAAAAGCCGCTGGCAAAGTGCCGATTGGCATTGACCAATTTATAATAAATCAAAAAATTGCGGGGAGAACGCCTGCATCTACAACTGTAACTTATGGATCGCCAGTTGCGGCACAAGATGCAGCAGGCAATCCAGTATTTATACAGCCAGGGAGGGGCGGCGGCGCTCCTGCTGTAATTGAAGGGTATTCGCCACCAGGTGAAAAATTGCGGCCAATTCCTGCAACTGTAAATACGGCAATTCTTGGAAATCAAAAAGCAAACAATCAACTGGATCGTGCAATTACATTGATTTCCGGTAAGGATTTACCGGGAATGGCTGGTGATGTGTCCGCGACTGGTTTTAAAGGAGTTTTGCCTAACGCAATTCTTAATAGGGTTGATCCGCAAGGCGTTGCAGCTAGAGCTGAAATTGCTGATATTGGATCGTTAATATTGCATGATAGAAGCGGTGCAGCAGTTACGGCGAGCGAATCACCGAGATTGATGCCTTTTATCCCATCTTCAACAGATGACAACGCTACTGTATTAAAGAAATTAGGACGGCTTAAATTAGAGCTTGCAAACGAAACCGCAGCAATGAAAGAAATTTACAGCAAAGATCAGGGGTATAAAGAAAGTCCTATACTTAATAAGCCATCTGTTGCGGAAAAAGTAACCACAAGAAATGAGATTATTGAAACCGCAACTAAAACAGGAAAAACTGTCGCAGAGGTAACAAAAGATGCGATAGATAAAGGGTATAAGGTGAATCCATAATGGCTCTTATTGATGACTTATACGGCCCTCCATCTGGCGGGTTGGCGGCAGATTTGTATGGGGCTGCTAAAAAACAAGAGTCACCATCCATGCAAGCAGGTCGGCGTGCCGATATTTCTATCGGTGGCGTGCCGATCGGATCAAGTGTGCAGGGTGCAATCAATGCTTTGCAAGGTCCGACATTTGGGTTTTTAGATGAACTGGCTGGGGCTGTGGCTGCGCCATTTGGAAAATATAATGAGGTGCGAGATTATGTGCGTGGCGCCACGGAACAATTCCGCAAAGAATATCCAATAGTTGCGCCAGTAACCAGTTTGATGACTGCTGCGCCAACTATGGTAGCCGGTCTTTTGCCAAGTTTTGCCACTAAAGTGCTCGGTGGAGGCATTTCTTCTACAGCACCAGTTGCCGCAGGAATGATTCCAAAAGTAATGCAAGCAGTCCGCGCAGGTGGTGCTCAAGGTGCGATCAGTGGGGCTGGAGAATCAACCGCACAAGATGTGTCAGGCGTTGCTGCGGATATTGTAAAAAATGCAGCACTTGGTGCCGGTACTGGTGGTGCTGCGCAAAGCGTTCTTGGTGCAGGTGGAAAAGTTGTTAGCAATATAGCGCAACGAGTTAGCGCGCAATCTGCACAAAATGAAGCATCAGTAAAACTAGCAGAAGCATTGATGCGTGGCGTGCCGGAAGGATCTGTTTTTACCCAAACAGGCGCAATGAGCACACCAGCAGGACGAGCTGCTGCACGTATTGAAAGATTTGGACCAGAAGCAACAATTGCAGACGTATCCGGTCAAGCACCTAAAAAGCTGCTAGATATTTTGGCAACATTACCAGGCAAAACCAGTGATGCCACAGAACGCCTTATTCGAGAGCGCCAGGCTGGTCGCTCCGGTCGGATTATGACTGCTGCGGATGATGCTTTAGGCACGCAGGGAAAAGGTTACGTTGCCACATTGGATGTTTTGGAAACGGCACAAAAAACCGCAGCCAAACCTTTGTATGACGCTTTAGAAGGGGTTTCTGTTCGGGTTGATAAAGACTTATACAATTTGTTGCAAAGAGCGCCAGAAGCGCATAAAGCAGCTGAGAAACTTGCTCGAACAGAAGGAAAAATTCCAATTGATTTGTCGGCATTAAAAATAGGCGATGATGTCCCATTTAATGCAATTGATACAATGAAAAAAACATTGTGGCAACTTGCTGAAAACGAAAAACCTAATTTCAAGGCATCAGCGCAAAGCCGCGCGTACGATAATTTGAGAACTACGCTTACTCAAAAAATGGATGATCTTTCGCCTAAAGATCAAACTGGGAATTCCATTTATAAACTGGCTCGGGATGCTTTTGCTGGTCCTGCGGAATTAAAAACGGCAATCGAAACTGGCCGCACTGCCATGAAAGTGGATTCTCTAAAGGTTGCGGAATTGACCAAAGGGATGAGCGCCAGCGAATTGGAAGCATTTCGCGTTGGTGCTTTGCAATCCTTGCGTGATAAGGTCGGCACCGAATCCGGTCAAACATCATTGCTTAAGATGTGGAAAGAGCCTGCAACCAGCGACAAATTGCGTGAAATATTTGGCAGCGATTACCGCAAATTCTCCGCAGAAGTGGCAAAAGAAAGCCAATTGAAAGCATTGGAATCAACAGGCCGAGGATCTCAAACAACATCAAGACTAATGGCCGCCGGCGATTTAGATAATCAAGCCTTAATGAGTGCGGCCCAAGCAGCTAAAAGTGGTTTAACTGGCGATGTTGTCGGCGCAGTTAAATCTATTGGAAATGTATGGAATCGTGTGGCAATGCCTGAAGCAACCAGAAACAAATTGGCAGAAATGTTGATGAGCAAAGGGCCGGAAGCAAAAGCAAACTTGCAAGATATAGATCTACTGATAAAAGTATTGAATGCTGATGCGGCACAACGCGCAGCAATTACAGGCGGAATTTCCGCGCAGACTGTTACAAAATAAGGAGCGCATACAGTGTCCTACAACGGTTCAGGAACTTTCAACATCAACAGCGCGGGCCAGCCGGTCGTCACCGGCACCGTCATCGCATCAACGCCTTTCAATGCCTTAACTGCGGATCTCGGCACCGGCTTATCCACTGCGATTACCAAAGACGGGCAGACTACAACAACAGCCAGGATACCGTTTGCAGCAGGCATCAACAGCAGCCTGGTTACAGATGCCACCAACACCGCTACCGGCTCAATCATCACCGCAGGCGGTGTGGGGATTGCGAAGGCGTTGTTTGTTGGCACTACTGCAAATATTGCCGGAACTACGACGTTCGGCGTCACTGGAGCCGCATTCCCAGGCAGTACTTCCGGCACTGCAACTATTGTAGCTCCTG